CAATCCTAATACACTCATACAATTAGAAGGACTAGAACCAATATCACGTATGGGACAAGTACGTTGGTACAAGAAGCCTACCAAAGGTAACATCTATGTTGTAGGATTAGATCCAAGTCTTGGTACAGGTGGCGACCCCGCTGCCATACAGATTTTTGAAGCGAACACTACTACACAGATAGGTGAGTGGAAACACAATAAGACAGAGATTCCGCAACAGATTAAACTATTAGCAGAAATCAACAAGTATATCGTAGAATGTACAGGTGAGCCTAACAATCTATACTACAGTTTGGAAAACAACAGCATAGGCGAAGCGGCATTGATATCATTAAACGAGTTCGGGGAAACCAATGTCCCTGGTATATTCTTCAGCGAATACGGTAAAAAGCGCAGGGGATTCAATACCACTCAGAAAGTCAAACTGACTGCTTGCGCTAAATTTAAGACCCTATTAGAGTCTAAAAAGATGAAAATCTACAGTCGCCCATTGATAAGTGAACTAAAAACGTTTGTGGCACTAGGCGGCAGTTATGCGGCCAAAGTAGGTGAAAACGATGATCTTGTCATGGCCTCACTATTGATAGTTAGAATGCTACAGCAATTACAAGAATTCCATCAGGATATCGAAGGCCATATGCGTGACCATGAGGAATTCGTGCAACCGTTGCCTTTTTTTGCTGTCATAAGTTAAACTAGAAGACTAAATATACATATGCCAGTTAATTACGATACACTAAACAGAGAATTACACGATGTCTTGCGAAGCAGGGGTTATGACCCCATAAGCCTAGATAGCAAGGGCGATCCTACAGATGATATAGAAGAATCAGATGTTTTTAGATTTACGGTTACCGGTGAAGATGGTGAAAAGATCAATGCATGGGCTACAGTAGAGGGTAACAATCTAGTATTGTATATAGATGACAAGTTTACAGAACACAAAGACTTTGAGACATTTGCGCATTTTTTAAAACGCTGGTCACAACGTAAATTATTAGGATTTGATGTTTCCAATAAAGATAGATTATTAGGGGACATGAAAAAGAGGACTGTTATGAACAAAAAAGAAAATATGTTAGAGGGCTATCACCCAATGGGTAAGAAAGCAAGTTACAGCGATAACGTGCCAGAAGTAAAAATCATATTACAACACACGCGCCAGATTGAAGAAGGTGAACAGCGTTTCCGTAACATCGCTAAGATTTTCGTTGAGAATCTAGAAGGTGAGCGTTTCCTACTACCAACTAACCGTCCTGGATTAGCAAGAGTATATGCACGCCATATCGCAGAAGGCGGCACTCCTTATGATGACAAAGGTCGTCATATCACTACATTAGTAGAAGAATATTCACAGATGGCAGGATTTGTTCGTGCCACACGTAATGGACAGTTCAATGAATCAGCATTGGCATTAGTCAATGAAGGATTAAATCATTACAACACACTACGTATGACATTGCAGGGCATGGCAAGTCATCGTGGTTACAACAAGTATTTTGAAAGTTATACACCTGTACTCAATGAAGAATCAGATGATGATATTTCATTGAACGAATTGTTTGTGCAAGAGACATTAGATCCACGTATTGAAAGCGTGATGCCTATACTAAAAAGACTGTCAAAAAATGTCACAGAGATGACAGTCGTTAAAGAGTTAGACGAATGGGCAGAATCAATTACCGAAGTAGAAGATGAAACCACAAAAACATTGGCAGTACCTGCCGATGAAATGCTTGATGAAGCACCCGGTGCAGAAACATTAGCACACAATGATGATACTGAAGAAAAAAATCTTAAAGCATTTGGTTTAGCAGAAGATAGGGACAATCCAGTAGCCGGCGCAATCACTCGCAGAATATTATCACAGCGTTTAGATTTACTAAAGAAATATGGTCCTGTCGCAGTTACACAAGCAATTGATGATGTTGCTGATTTTGTTGGCGACGTTGACGAAATTGGTTCAAGTGATGTTAGTGGTTGGATCAGACAAGTTGAACAATCATTAGGTGGTGTTGATGAAGGTGTAGTTGATACACTTAAAAAGGTCGGCAAGAAAGTTGCTGACTACATAGCACCCGGCGATGAAGAGTTACTAAAAGACTTACAAAAGAAAGCCGGTATCCCAAAACACGCACAACATGGCAAGCCAAGAATGGCTGTACCAAAAGATGAAGTTAGTGAAGCAGATATGGATGAAGGCATTGTTGGTAATATGATTAACAAGGCTAAAGGTATGTTCAAGAAACCGGCAACTGCACCGGCAGCACCTGCGGCGGCTCCAGTAGTTCCGGATGCGGCTACTAAAGCAAGAATTGCGGCTGCACCACAAGGATATGATCCAAACACTGGCAAGCCACAAGTTGCCATGGGGTTAAGGCAGGGCGTTGTGAAAAAAGGTGGCACAATGGATATGACTAAAAAGGTTGTAGCACCGGCAGCAAAGCCAGCAGTTGCTCCTACTAAGTCTGGAAATTACGATGGCGTAACCGGCGAACCTATTAGTGATAAAGCCAAAGCTGATGTGGCTTCTACGGCGGCCTGGAAAGCTAGCCCTGAAGGACAAGCCTTTAAAGCATGGTCGGCTGCTCAACGAGCAGGCACCTTTAAGGGAACATTAAGACAGTGGCAACAAGCACAACAACCAACAGTAGCAGAAGATTTAGATGCTGACCAAAAGCGTGTAGGTCAATTAGGCCCAACTGAAAAAGTAGGACCAAAAGGCGCTGTAGGTAAATTAGTTGGTACAAGCGAAAGTCGTGAGTTTGAAGATATCAAACGTTTGGCTGGCTTGAAGTAATTCACCCAATACTCAATAAATTAATATATTTTACTCTTCAATAGGGTATAAGTATTATTGACACACGATGACGTTAGTGTATAATGTCATCATGTGTTAGTTGTCTCCGACAACAAAACATAAAACACATTTAGGCTCAAATTAGGCATTTTTTAAAGGAGAAACAAAATGGCAAGTCTAGCAGATATCCGTGCCCGTCTCGCGGCACAAGAAAGTAAGAAAACAGGTCAGGGTCAACGCACCCAATCAGATAACGCAATCTACCCACACTGGAACATGGAAGAAGGTACAACTGCTACTATTCGCTTCCTTCCAGACGCAAACAACAGCAACACATTTTTCTGGGTAGAACGTCAGATCATCAAGTTGCCTTTCAATGGCGTGAAGGGTGATCCAAATGCAAAGCAAGTTATCGTTCAAGTCCCATGCGTAGAAATGTATGGAGACAACTGCCCGATCTTGGCAGAAGTTCGTCCTTGGTATAAAGACGATACTCTCAAAGAAATGGCAAACAAGTATTGGAAGAAGCGTAGTTATCTGTTTCAAGGTTTTGTTCGTCAGAACCCAATCGGCAATGATGCGACTCCTGCGAATCCGATTCGTAGATTCGTTATCAGCCCACAAATTTTTACTATCATCAAGTCAAGTTTGATGGATCCAGATATGGAAAACATCCCAACTGATTTCTTGAATGGTACTGATTTCAACGTTAAGAAGACCAGCAAGGGTGGTTATGCTGATTACTCTACTAGCAACTGGGCTCGCAAAGAGACTCCGTTGACTGAAGCAGAGCAGGCTGCTATCGAAGCACATGGTCTTTTCAATCTTGCAGACTTCTTACCCAAGAAGCCTAGCGAAAGCGAACTGCGTGTCGTCAAAGAAATGTTTGAGGCTTCAGTAGATGGTAAGCCTTATGACAATGACAAGTGGGGCGCATACTATCGTCCATATGGTCTTGAGGCTCCGGCTGGTGTTGCTAGCGCAGAACCTCATGTTACTGAGACTACTACATTGAGTGTTTCTGCCAAGAAGCCAGTAGTTCAGGAAGATGAACCAGAAGAGAATAGTGATCCAGTAGTAGTTCCTAAGAGTACTTCTAGCGACAAGGCACAAGACATTTTAGCGATGATCCGTAGCCGTCAACAGAAGGGTTAATTTGAAATGGGGAGGGTAACTCCTCCCCATTCTTTCTTTTCATAGGAGACCTACCATGACACTACCAGACGAAAGATTCCGCGCACTAAAGCAAGGAAAGAAATTACTAGAAGAATTATGCGATCCGGGCAAGACGCCTAGGGTGCCGAGCATCGTCCGTGACCGTGCCCGTGGTGCATTAAGACATTTTCCAAATGACTATGAACTTGATCGTATCGCAGACAGTTGTCCAGAAATGCTTGACAAAATCGCATTTAATGATAGACTATCAAAGAGATTATGAGGATTACTAAAATGGCAAAAACAATTAAAATCAATGAGAGTTTTTCTCTCAATTATAGCAGCCGCGAAGCAGATAGCGGTGATACAGTCATGGACTGTAATATCAATTTTGATAACCCCAAAGATGATAATGTTATCGTAGCACGTTTGAACACTTGGCTCAAGGCTAGCAATCGTGAAGATATTGTTGTTACGTTGAAGGGTAGTAAGTAATATGGCAAAACCATTCGATGTTAGCAAATTTCGTAAAGATATTACCAAAAGTATTGAAGGTCTCAGTATTGGTTTCAATGATCCTACTGATTGGGTCAGTACCGGTAACCACGCTCTCAATTATCTTATTAGCGGAGACTTTAACAAAGGAGTCCCGCTAGGTAAGGTAACTGTATTTGCCGGCGAATCAGGCTCAGGCAAATCATACATTTGTTCAGGCAACTTAGTTCGTCATGCACAACAACAAGGTATCTTTGTTGTATTGGTCGATACTGAGAATGCACTAGATGAAGATTGGTTGAAGGCACTTGGTGTCGATACCGATGAAAGCAAGTTGCTTAAACTTAACATGGCAATGATTGATGATGTTGCTAAAACTATCAGCGAGTTTATGAAGAGTTACAAGACTCTTCCGCAAGACGATAAGCCGAAAGTTTTGTTCATCATTGACAGTCTTGGTATGTTGTTGACTCCCACAGACGTAAATCAATTCGAAGCGGGTGATATGAAGGGTGATATGGGTCGCAAGCCTAAGGCATTAACTAGTCTTGTTCGTAACTGTGTGAACATGTTTGGTAGTCATAACGTAGGATTAGTTGCTACTAATCACACTTATGCTTCACAAGATATGTTTGACCCTGATGATAAGATCAGTGGTGGACAAGGCTTCATCTATGCAAGTTCAATCGTAGTCGCTATGAAGAAATTGAAACTTAAAGAAGATGAAGATGGCAACAAGATTAGCGAAGTGCGTGGTATTCGTAGTGCCTGTAAGGTAATGAAAACACGTTATGCAAAGCCTTTTGAAAGCGTTCAAGTCAAGATTCCATATGAGACTGGCATGAATCCATATAGTGGTTTGCTAGACTTGTTTGAGAAGGCTAACTTGCTTACTAAAGAAGGTAATCGACTGAGTTATACAACTAATGACGGCGAGATTATTAAATTCTTCCGCAAGGGTTGGGAATCAAATGAAAATGGTTGCCTCGACAAA